ATGTTAATGGAAGGAAAAACACAATTATGGTTTAAATTTGATCCTTCGAATAGATTTGTCAAAGATTTTTATAAGGTGTGGGATTCAGAAGTTTTCTTTTTAGCAATCGAAGATAGCTTATTAATCAATCTCTACTATTCTAATATGAACTATTTCAAAATTCCTGCTGCGAAAACTAGAATGAAGAAGGATGTATACTTTTTGTTTGATATCGTGACTGACGTGCCAGACGCACGAAGCGATCATCGGCGTTATGATTATATAAAGTATACTTTCGTTGATCCGGAAAGGTATAAAGATTAAAGTAGGCTACCTAAAAAGGTAGCCCGGAACGGATTTTATCACCATACTTATGAAAGGAGATATTTTTTAAGTTAGTATTAAGATTGTGTAATATGATGATATCTGTATTTTATAGTATCAGTGCTATAAAATCAAAAATAAGTCACTAATTAACTATCACTCCAATTATAAGCCTTTTTTCTCACTTTTTTTCAAAAATATGGTATGCTTTTTAATGGCTTCAAATATAAAAGAGTTTAAAGCGTAACACACTTATGGGGCAGTGGTTTTTGGGGAACGCTTTAAACTCTTCTTTATTATTATCTCACAATTTAACCCAAATGTCTTTCTATTTAAAATCAAAGTAAAACTTTTCAAATATACAGAAGTATAACTATGTGAAACATCCTTTCATTAATCCATAAAAGGATACATAAAAAAGCCACTCATTTGAGTGGCAATGGAGAAAAGCTTTAGCTTGTATAATACTCTTCAAAAAATTTCTAACACACAACGATTCAAATGGCTACATTAACGTACCCTGTAGGACTCGAACCTACGACCGGACGGTTATGAGCCGTCTTCTCTGACCAACTGAGCTAAAGGTACAGATTGTTGCCACCATGGACAATAACAAGAGATAGCATCAGTTTTATGTGGCAACAATCCTGTTATCGCATAACTTGAAGTGTGACTGGTTACGGGTGAGAGTATACCTATGCGATAACATCACTATTTTATCGAATAATTTTTATAGTTGTCAATATAGTTATGTAATGCTCCTCAACGAGGAGCTTGTTAAAGAACAAAAGTTCCTATTGTAAAACAAAATATATGCTAGGTATAATCTAGGTATAATTAAGAAAAAAGAAAGGAGTTGCTTTAGTGGACTCTAACAGTCAACATTCTGACGACAGCTCTTTACTTGTCACTGATAAGTACACACATGACTTAACGAGCGTCAAATCACATTTTTACAATAATAACTATACTCCCGACAATATAAAAAAAGTTTTTAATAAAAACTTTACTGTCGATCTGGACGATATAAAGCAACTTAATGCTTTAGTAGTTGAAAAATGTAAAATACACAAATCAGAGGGATTCTTAATTGATGTTAATTTACGTTTTTCAAATCGCAAACAACTACATTTTGGTAGCTGGCTTGACTTTGAACGCTACACTTGGGACGATGAACCATCTACATTAATAAATATAACTTTGTCTTGGAATTTCAATGCAGTATTCGAAGGGGTATCTACTCCTCAACCACAAAAGCTGATAGTTAAGCTTTCTAACGGTATGCGTCCAGAAGAAATGCTTAATATTATTTTTTCTGGAGACATAAACGAAGTTTCAGAATTAGAAAATAATTATTTTCCGGTTGTTGCCCAGGTTATTTTCACTAATAGGACTTTTGGAAATGAATTAATTGATTTAGTAGGTAAATGGACAGATAACCTACGAAATTCATCTTTTAAAAACAATTCGCTTGTCTTTAAACTAAAAAAAAATAAAAGAAAAGTTGCTAAATTAATTGAATACTCATTAATCATTTTTATTTTCTGGGGTAGCTTACAAACTTTAGTTATGTATTTATCTCAGCAAAACTATAATAACTTTCAGAATACAGCCAGTGTGCTTATCTCAAATATTGCTTATGCTATTGGAATTATGGCTTTTACTTGGATAATGAGCTTCAAATTTTCTAATTTTATCGCCAGATCAATTTTTAAATCTTTAGAAGAATATGGAGATGTTCATATCTTTAACATCACAAAAAAAGATCAAGATAGGCAAGGAAAACTGAAAAAAGAAAGAAAGTATGCTATCATTAAATTAATCTTAATGGGAATTCTTACAGTGATAACTAACATATTTTTTATGTTTTTAGAAAAAATATTATTTTAGAGGAGGAGTTAACATGTTGAAAAAAATTATTTCTGAGTTAATAGGATTTTTTAGGTACTTAAATAATGAAATTGAACACTCTGATATTTCTCATGAAAGAAATCCTCATGTGTACCCACACTCGTCTTATAGATAAAAATATTGAGATGTCTACCCCTTATGTACTGCCCCTCATCGAGGGGCTATTTTTTATCGTTTCGGAATATTTAAATACCAACGCTTATCATGGAAATCTTGCGCTCCGCCTTGCGTGTTACCTTTCGGATCGTTCGTTGCACGCATCATAACATATACTTTCTTGTTAGGAAAATTACGCATATTGAAAGAAACATGATAGCCAACATTACCATAAGTGCCGTAGGGTTGGTTTACGTCTGGGCGTGAAACACCATTAGCATTTACTCGCACTAACTCTTTGCCAGTGTTGTAATCCATAATAAAGATATACTCATACTTATAGTTAGCAATGTGCCATCCAGCAACATGCAAGTTTGCGTTTTCGATTTCTCCAAACTGATCAATGTGGGCGTAATTTGTTCCATCTGTCAGTGTAGGATTTGCTGCACCTGCTCTAGTTGGATCAATGACTGGTTTATCATCTGAAGTTGTCGGATTTTCATCGGTAAATCCATGAGCTAAATCATATGCTAATTTTTCTTTACTTACGCCCATTTCAGAAAGATAACCGTAAGGATCTGTATGATCGCCCCAAATATTTTGCGTTACCCATAAATGCGATTTGATTCCTGGTTGGTTATAAGGAGTATCCAATGTTAATGGAATACCATATTTTATTGCTGAATCTCTAGCCAATTCAACGTATGCCTTGTAGTTTTTCTCAAACGTTGCTTTATCATGTGTGTGTTGTAACTCAATCTGCACTGGACTATTGGCATTAGCATATGAACCAGCACCATACTGTACATAACCAGGTTGTCCGACTTGATAAACAATTCCACCGTCTCCCACAATGTAAGCAGTGTAAGCACTAGTCCATGAACGTTGCATATACTGCGCTTCATTGCGTCCTGTTGCTGTTTCATTAGCCGTTTCATGCAGTAAAATATACTGATTATTTGCTACTTGTGAGCTACCTTCATTTGCACCTAAATTAAATTCATTGTTAATCGTATAGGCGAACCCATTAATTGGCAATAAAAAAAGAGCCATTAATAGGCTCATCGCAGTAATAGTAATTTTCTTTTTCATTTGTTTCCTCCTATTTTTTCAAATTATAGGCCGACACACCAGTGATAACGCCTAAAAATGTTGCTACTGCATTGATAGTGAGTACTGTCATATCTGTTCCATTCCATCCATATGCTTTTCCTAACATGGCTACTAAAGCAGATGCAGCTGGCAATACTGTTAAAACTGTCCATTTAATGACTTGATAATACTTATCGGGTAAAATCATTTCTTCTTAACTCCTTTCTTTTTTACCGAGATCTTTCTCTAAATAAAGTTTTAATTTGTTGTGTGTGTTCTACCAATTTTTCTGCATGTGTATCTAATCTTTCATCGTGTTTCTTTAGTTCTTCATGAATCATCAATCGATCTGATTTGCTCGATTCTAAATCTTTAGTCAACAAATCTAAATTGTGACTTACTTTTGAAAGAGTTTCAGTAATCTTCGAGAAAGATGCAGTGACTGGTCTTATTACTAATAAAATCAAAGAAACAATCGCAGTGATTGATCCTGCGATTGTTCCCCATTCCCCTAAATTAATCATGTGACAACTCCTTAAATCAAAATAAAAAGCACATCAATTAAGATGCGCTCTCTTCTTTGCTAATGATTTTATCTGCTTCTTCGTCTGTAATGCATAGTGGAACGAATTGTCGAACTTGATCGTCAGTAAAACAGCCCCAATCATACATCATTTTCACATCGCTAAAACTAAACATACTACTCACCTCCCTTTGAAGCTGGATTTAGTTGCTCTTTAATTTCTGAAATGTCTTTGCTATTTTGTAACGAAGCAAGCATCATTTTTGAATTGATTTGTGCTAAACTATCCGCTTTTTCTTTCAATCCAGCATTTTCCTGTTTAATCGCTACATCGTTTAGCATGATTTTGGCATTGAGCTGCTTTAGGTTATCGTTTTCATGTTCCAGAGCCTCGTACATCGCTTTGAGATTGTTTAAATCGTTGTGATCTAACGCGTTCTCTAACACAATCCATTGGTTCAGTTTAGGATCAAACATCTGATCAGCGATCGTTATCGGTTCGCCATCAGCACGTACCCCTTCAAGTGGTGGCTGATCTGTGTAAGGAACGGATACAAGCATATCGTCCAACACTTTTCCTGCATACTCTCCACCAGTACGTCCGTATTTCCAAATGTTTTTCATTCATTTCACTCCTTTAATCTAAGATTCTATTTCCATAATGTGTAGCGTGTTTATTTGAGAAAAATCTAACTTCTTACCATCCTGAGTTTCAAATGTGATATTGAAGTACTCTCCTTTTTTCAACGCGAAAATTCTACTAAAGTGAAGCCCATGCTTCCATTGTAATGCAGTTTCATTTATACCAACACCACCTGCAAAACCAATAGAACTAGTTTGGGCATCGTCTTTATAAAAAGTAATATAACCATACTGACCAGCTGTTGATCCGCCAAACTGATATCTAACTAGCCCTTCTACCAACAATGTACAGTCTCGATTAGCTGTGGCTTGCCAATTTCCAGAATTCCAAGTCAACGGATTCTCTTTCATGGATCGATTCAATTTTTCTCCAATGGTGGTTGCTACTGGTCCAATAATTAACCGAGCTTTATTAGAAATTCCAGTTTGTTCAGTTCCTGTTGAATGCCACGCTTCATAAGGCAACGGCTTTTCTTCTACCAGTACATTTTTTCCATTAACTAGAGGGGTTTCTAAAAAGTTCTTAGTTCCATCTACAGATTGTGGTTCGGTTAAGCTCACAGAATCATTCAAGCCTTTTTCAGTATATTCAGGTGTGACATCCCAACTGTAATCATTGGGATTGTTGCTGTCTTTCAATCCTTCACCACAGTATTTATATTCACTAATATTTGGGGTTCGTGTGTCGCCTTTTTCTAGTTTTATCCATTCTACTTTACATTGACCTAAACTTGTATTTGGCACTTGATAAACATATAGTCTCCCAGTTATATCAGTGGCGCTTCTAGTTGCTTTAAATGTCAATTGCCACTCATCAACAAGACCTTCAACTGGTTTCATATCAAAAAGATTCACAGTAGAACCATTAGTTTCATATTGTACAAAACAACGGAATGTCTGCGTTGCCGGTTTAGTTCCTTTAAGTGTAATAGTATAGGTCTGGTCTTTAAGTAACTTTTCGCTTGGTGTTTTAGTTAGAAGCAAATATGAGCTACTTGTAATGCCAGTTGGATCAAGTAAATTTTTACCTAGTGTTTTTTTACTCAAATAATATGGCGCATCGAGTAGGTTAGGCTGAAATGAAGTTGATTTTGCGCCTTTTTCAAGTTTGATTTGATAATCAATTAGTAAAGTACCTTGCGCAGATGCTTCTATCCATAAATGAACATATGGATTAGCCGATTTAACCGTGTCTGTCGTGGTACCTGTAAATGTGTATACAGTCCAATCATTCATAAAATCGTCATTGGGTAAGGATGCTCCAACTGGCACTACTGTGGAATTTTGGTCATTTTGATAACGATACCTAAACGTTACATTCTTACCAGTACCAATAAACCCACTTTCTGCTTTTATACGGACAGTTAAAGTATATTGAGTATTCTCCTTTAACATAGGTGTAATATATTTAGAATCTTTGAATCCAAAAGTAACAGATGCTGGTTGCGTATTTTGTGCCTTTTCAACTTTTATATACGTACCGCCATCAGTAAGTGTTGAATTTGTAGATAGATTATTATGTGTATTACTAAAATTATACATAGGTAAGAGATTCGGATTCCCCGAATAATCATAGTCCCCGAAGTCAGTGCTGTTACTGTACATCTTTTTCAGCTTGCCGAGATCACCGATTTGCTCGTTGGTTTGATCAATACGATCATTTGCTTTATCAATATTAGTATTGAGAGTTGCGACATCTTGACTGGCTTTCGTGATTTTGTCGTTTGTGTCTTTCAGTTTCTCATCAATCTGCGTTTCAGATTCCGTAATTTTCTGCTCAATCTCTTGCTTCCCATCAGCTAGAATTTTCTCAATTTTATCAATGGTCTGGCTAAACCCATTGAAATAATAATCTTCTAGTTCTGGTGTACTATCATCGATTGGACTGCGTTTGATATCAAAAGTAAAACGACCAGCCGTGTCTAGCGACTGATCATTTGGGAAATCAATATAGATACTTCCATCTACTCTTCCTTGGTATCCTAAAATATTATCTTCTAATACGATAGACACAATGCCATTCAAACGATCTTCAATTGTCGCAAGATAGTCATGCTTACCATAACCACCTTCTGCCGTTGCAGATTTAAACATCAGACGAATAGGAACCGTAGTTCCTTCTGGTAGGCTCTGAGGAATCCCATTTTTTCTTACTAACTTCATTCGAAGCTTAGCTGTTCCTCGATCATGCGACCAAAAAACAACATTCGTCCTATTTGGACTAGTGGCTTCTGCTTGGATCATAATGATCGATTCATTCATTTTATAAACCATTAGCTTAACACCTGCCCATTGTTGATAATCAAACCTCTGCCGATAATTTTATTTTCAGTTGTTGCAAATCCTGCAGCTGGCTTGGCATATCTAGCAGTTGCTGCATCAACGTACACCCCAATGTTATTGCCTGAACCCTTCAAGTCGCCCACACTAAACTCTGATAGCAGACGAACTTGCACAGCTATGTCTTGATTAATGAATGTTGTTGAACCATACATATTCATCTTAGAAGTCCCACCTACGTATACAGCGTTATATGCCAAGGATTTAGTATTCTCCGCAAATTTGCATTGACTAATAGCCATATAGCCACTCTGTTCATTGACAATTCCATACTGTCTTCCTTGAAAAAGTGGAGAATTTGCAGTGTCAACGATCTGCATTCCGACGATTTGACAATAGCCAGTGCACGTTGCGAACATAATACTTCTAACTTTTACTGGACAATCAGACACTTGAGGGTCTAATGTGCTGGTATCATTTAAAGGACGTATGACAAATGTTCTAAATGTTAAACCATTGACATATACATCTTCCAAATACACCCCATCGCTAATCCAGATGGTGACAGATGATGTAGTAATTAGCGGAACTGAATTGACTGCAGTTTGAATCGTGAGAAATGGTTTCTCTTGAGATCCATCTCCAGTCTGGTCGTTTCCATCCTTTGAAACATAGATACTGATAGGTTCGTTATACCCTCCAATGATTTGTTGGACTGCTTTGTTTAATTGCTCTACTTGTTCTTTCTGACTAGCGGCATTTGTAATTAATTCACTAATTTGTTCGTCCGACAGGTTTTCATGTTCTAATAATCTTCCGTGTAATGTATCAAAGATTTCTCCCTTATTATTTACACGTGCATCCACTACTTCGTTTGGCGAATCCCCGCCCGAGTTGATTACGAGATTATCAATACGACTGTTCGTTGATTTGTCTTGATCAGACAATTTCTTTTCAAGATCATTGAGGTAGTCAATGTTTTTATTAAATTTCTCTTTCCATTCCGTAGAGATACGGTTACTGATTAATTTTAATAACCCCATCAAATCACTCCTTTCTTCGCCATTTCAGCGAGTATCGACGTCATTGTTTTCTTTGTGTTGCTCAATGTGATTTCTGGTGGCTTATTTGGTATCGCTGGATACGTCTTGATTCCTACCACTTGAATGTACGTATTGATATTCAAAGGTTCATAAATGAATGGAACGTGATCGCCTTTTTCGGGACTGATTTTCCATTTCAAGGTTACGGATCCCGAAATACTTGGATAGTCTTGCAAGTCTGTCTTTAACCGCTCGAGCATGTTCCCTGATATGGTATACCGTTCGTCTTTAATAGGGTCTTGTATCCTGATTCCCCATTTCTGTGATTCAGGACTTGTGTAAGTAATTGGAGTAAATGCGTAGTCACTATCTTTAGGATTCTCAGTATTTGCACCATCCTTCAATTTTCCATAGCCTTTGATCTGCGTCTTCAAGGAATACGTATCAATATCAAACGACACTTCATCTGTATTGTATTTATAGCGAATCTGTTCTTCCGTCTGCTGGCCGTACTCACTGGCAGGATAGAAAGTTAGATGTTTATTATTCGGAATCACGACTGCATTATAGTCAGTCAGAATCTCATTGATCAGCTTCAAGTAATTCGCATTACCAAAGTTTTCTTGTTCGACTGTAAGGAATTTCTTGTTTGGATCAATGACTTCCCATGTAAAGCCGCGACTCCCTGCACTAAATACATGCGTGAGTAACTGGCTAATAGATCTCGCACCAGTTACTGTATCGTACTGATAACCATCTTGAACGGTGTAATAGATATGTGTCGCAACTACTTGTTTCGTCAACAATTGTCCAAGTGCTTTGCGAGTCATTTCTTTGATCACAAATTCCTGTCCGTTGTAGAAGACAGAAGACTCGTATTCGACTAAATCAAATACTTCTTGATTCAACGAATTGCTGGTAACGGTAAAGCCAATCTCCCACGTTTCATTTTGTTGCCAGTTTTCATAAAAAGAACCCTTGTCATAACCGACAAGGATTTCTTCTTTGGTTTGTTCATAATTTCGAATAATTAAATCAGTCACTCAATCACCTACTTATATAAGAAACGGAAATCCCATGAAGATTTCACGCGAGTAATATTTTGGATCTCGATTTCATTGGCTCCCTCAACCAAATTGATTAGGCCATGATTCGTATTGATCCCACAACTTACACCGTTCAATTTTGGAATCACGCCATCCAAGACTAATGTCTGTCCGAGATTCGTAGAAAGTGATGGATAGTAAATAAATCGATCACCAGTCGTTTTATTGAAAATCGTCACATTTCCTTCTGATTCTCCTTCTAATACGATCCGCAGATAATGTTCACGTGGATCAATTTCAAAGCTTCCAGCATTGTAAATAATGAAGTGACTAGTCTGATGCGTATACTTGTAATCTTCCGCCACTAGACCTTGCGAAAACTGCCATTCTTCAGCTAAGCTAAAATCCGATAAAGTAGAAGCTAGAGATTCAGCACTCCCCGATGGGACATTAAAGGTTATTTCTATCGTAGAATAATCATTCTCTTCCTCAGTAATTTCGAAATTTGTTGGGTTTACTTTAAATCTTTTCCCAGGACTTAAATCATAGGAAATGTAATATTGATAACCAACGAAAATAAGCTCATAGAACTCTGTTAATAAAAGCTCTTTGTCATGCTTATTTTTGTAAAAGATATCAAAAGTCAGCACTAATTCAAAAGGACGAAAACTAGCATTAGATTCCCTGCTACCGTTCGTCCCTTCAAAATCTTCGTAATTCACTTCATACACTGGTGCTTGACGTTTGATTTCTTTACATACAATTTTTTCTTTTCTTTGCGGGTCAAACAACTTCCCATTTTGATTGAACTGTAATTTGTAAAACAATTATCAAACACCTCCATTCGTATATCGAAGTTTATTCAAATCAGAGCCCATATAATGATTAGCAGCTTGCCCAATGTCAGAAGACTTGAGACTTAAATTTTTTCCAAGAATCGCTCTAAGAATCATCATTAACTCATTATGCTGTTTTTGTTGCTGTTTAATCAAAGTTACAAGCTCTGCTGAATTATCAACTGTATTTGTAGTGTTGGAGCGTTTCTTGTCATCGCCAGAAAGAAAAGCTAATGCTTGCCCCATCAATTCAATAGCTCTTGTTTTTCTTGTCAATGGAATAACCATTTCTGGTTTATTTCCTTCTCCTGCTCGATATAGTCCGTCTTTGGTAATCAATCCGCCATTGGCATATCCATGTCCTTTCCCGATAACTTGCAACATACCTGCAACTCCGTAACGTTTCTTAGCATAATTGATTGCTGCTAACATGTTATCAAATCCGTTCATAATATTTCCGTGACCAGGAAAAGCGTTAGCTGCAAAAGTTCCGGGTTTCGTTTGAAGTAATCCTGTTGCATTGCCTTCAGCGAGCCCATCATTGCCGCCGATTGCTTTCTCATTACCACCAGATTCCGTTTGGATTTGGGACATCCAGGCATTTATATAAGCTGCTGTAGCTGGTAATCCATTCATTTTCAATGCTTTAGACACATAAGAACGCCAGCGTGCAACACCACTTCCTCCAACTCCTCCATTGAATATATCGCCAGACCCCATCGAACCGTTTAAATGAATATGATCGAAGTGATCGCCATCTGGCCAATTCGTCCATTGTCCGCTTGACCCTGTTCCAGATAATCCCATGCGGTCACGTACACGTCCATTCGTAATGACATACGCAATTTTTGAAGGGAATTTTTCAAAAGCGTAATTAGCTGCTGCTGTATATCTCGGATCTCCAGATATACCTGGATAAGCCAAGTCTATAGCTTGCCGTTTTCCGTGATAGTAAGCATCTCCTGCTCGATATCCAGAAGTTACTGTAAGTCCGGGGAACTTACCCATTACTTTCTGTGCAACATCAACTAAATATTGATAAACACCATTGGCATTTACTGCACCATCAAAATTGCCATGAGTGAAGAATTCACTTAATTTTGATTGAAGCATTGTATTTGCAGCTTTAGACATTAATGACGTTCCTGATTTAGTCATATCAAGCCATGGTTCATTAATGCCTGAAAAGTCAACTTTGCTAGTCAAGAATTCTAACATTCTTTTTTCATCATCTAACAAATCAACAATATCTAAATTGCCAATACCTTTTTCGTAGTGTGGAATATTTAAACGTTCCTTTAATTTCTTTGTTAAAGAAGCATTTAAGACCTGAGCACCTTTAGGCAAATTAACAAGAAGGTCTCTACCTTTGGCAATAAAACCACGTCCATCTGGCATCTGTACATATTCTTCGTGAACTAGGCCTTTTTGATCATTAATCATAGCAAGTCCACCAGGATGTCCATCAGTTCCCTTAGCGTATTGTGGAATTGGCCAGTTTCCGATATTCTTACTTGACTCGACTTCCTTAAGCACATAGTTAACTCCCGATATGACGCCATTAACCCCTTTGCCCATACCACCAACCATTGTATTAGCGACATTGTTCATTGTTGTAGAAAGAGAATTACCTAACGAATTCATTCCGTTTATTAAAGATTGCAACAAGAATGTCCCTGCATTGTAAAAACCACCACTTTTAGAACGAAGGTTGTTAATCGAATCGTTACCAAGCTGATTTACACGGGCTATGAATGATCCATACAATGAATTCCAACCATTAAGATTATTTTGCTGCCACGTTCGGCCATTGTTGTACATAGGAGTGTTGTAGTTTCTAAGCGTGACCATTGCTTGATTACAAAATGAATTGATCGTAGAAATAAATGTCCCAGTTAAACTATTCCATCCATTCAGTAAGTTCTTATTCCATGCTACTCCTTGCGTATAATTAGGATTGTTTTGAAGTTTTAGCGCATTGAGATAGTTTGTAATAAAAACCATTTCACTATTCATATATTGAGGAACCGCTGAGTTCCAACCATTCATTAGATTAGTTAACCATTGAGCTCCAATTCCTAGATACTGATCTGATTTTTCTGAAAGACTGTCCGGAATAATCGGATCGGCAACTTTTGTTTCATCTGATAGTTTAGTATCTTTAGCATTAGTCGTTCCTGCCATCAGTTGAGTTCTCAATACCGTCGTTAGCTCGTTAATAGCTAAAATTAAAGCATCTAAGTTTAGCGTAGATGAAACCCTCGTTATGTTTCCTATACCATCAGCATATTTAGGCACTAGACGTTTAGTTTTAGTGGCGTTCAGTACTTTCGAACCTCTTGGTAAGTCTAAAACGACATTACGTCCTTTAGGTATAAAAGCTTCTCCGCTCGGCAAGGTTATAAGCTCTTCATAAGTAGGTCCTTTTTGATCGTTTACCATAGCTGCTCCGCCAGGATGGAAGTTCGTTCCTTTAGCATTAGGCATAGGACCTATAAAGTCAGCTGATACAGTTTTAGTAATTTTATCTGGTATTTTTGTTTGGAAGATGTTGAATGCTTCAAATGCATCTTTTGCAGCTTGCGAAGCCTCATCATGACCTACTGCAGTTTTATCGTTTAGGAATACATTCTTGTTATAGTTATCAATAGCAGCTGATGCATCACCTACCGCGCCAGTTAAGCTTGAATTATCGCCGAATAGTTTCTTCAATAGAGGAAGTACATTTTTGTTATAGTCTTCGATGCTAATAGTTCCATCTTTGACTTTAGTTAAAATATCAACATTATCTCCAAGCATCCGCTTGATAGGGTCAGGAATTGCTTTCCATGCATTGAAAGATTCTTCTGATGCAAATATTTTGTTTAACAGATCTTCATTATTAGCTAAGATGTTTTTTTGATCAGTTGGCAACTGGTTCCATTGATTCAAAGTTTCTTTAGATGTTGAGATTTTTGTTAAAAAATCCATGTTATCAGCAAGAAGTTTTTTCTCTGAATCAGGAATTGAATTCCATAGATTCAATTTTTCTTCTGAAGAAAATATCTTATTCAGAAAATCAGTATTCTTTGCAAATAATTCCTTAATGTCAACTGGTGTCTCATTCCAAATTTTTAATTTTTCCTCAGATTTAGAAAGTGTTTGTAGAAAATCATAATTTTTTGCATTCAAGTTTTTAATTTCTGGTTGATAGTCATTCCACAAACCTAAATTAAATAAAGTTTCAGCCATCACTTCAGGAGTATTCGAGTATAGAACAGCTTTCTTCTGCTCAAAATCAAGCTCATCCCATTTTCCGGAAGATTCTAATGCTTTATAAACATTAATGCTAAATTCGTCTTGAAGCACCGCTTCTTTGTCTTCCCAAGCCATGCCACGCCACAAATCATTAGCTATCGCCGCTTCGCCAATCATTTTTTTAGCATTACTATCTATATTTGCATCATGTAAAACCATCTTAAGGTTATTCCATGTTGTAATATTTTTTGAAGCTTCTTTAATTATTTCTGGGGCGTTCGTCTTTACGTTTCCTTCTTTATCAAGAAGCTCTAAAGAGTTCCATTCTTTTGCACCGTCAGTTCCTTCTTTAGCCACCCATTTTAATGTATCAGCATTCTTTTTTGCATTTTCAGCTAGTTTATCAGCCATATAGCCAGCATTGTCTAGAAGCTTTTGGTTATCCTCAATAAGATATTGGCTTGTATTCGCACTAGCTGCTATTACTTCTCCTGTTGCAAGGTGAATTTTATCAGCTAATTCAGGATATTTTTCAACAATTGCAGCTATTTGACTATCGAAACCGTCGGTTGTTGCGTCATTGATTTTATCCCATTCAGCTAAATATTTTTGGGCAAATTCACCGTCAAGATTATAGCCCCAATCTTTTAACCATTTCTCCTGTTCTTTTCTCATTTGTGCTGTATGATTTTGAGAGGCATTTCTTTGTTCTCCTAAAGATTTAAGCCAAGTTTCAGCTTGCTCTTTACTAGCTTGGGATACATCCCCAGTCATGGAATTTAATATAGCTTTACGTTGTTCAGCAGATACATCTAAAGTATTAACATATTGTTCAGCTGTATTTTTTGAGAGATCACTAATCATCTGCGCTTCTGCGACACTTATATCACGATGTTCCTTTGACGCTTTTTCTCTTATTTCTTTAATGCGATCATTATTTTCTTGGATTTTTTCCAGAGCTGACTGATTTATTTCTTTTTCATTTTCAACAATTTCTTTCATTGAATCAGTCACGGTTCCGGGTAGATTCTTTAATAGATTATCTAACCCTTCTACTTTTTTAGTTAAACTAGATTCAATTGTAGCGCCGATGGTTTCAAAATTTTTAACCATAGGCCCAGTATCTTGATCGAACCCTTGAACCATTAGACCAAATTGACCCGAGGTTTCGTTTGTTTTTTCTTTTACAGTATCTAAAGTACTATCAACTTGGGAGCCGACGTCAGATCCCCACTCTTTTACACGTTGAGAAGAATTCCACGCTTCTTCTCCAAAAGTTTTCCATGCACCATAGCCGAGAGCTAGCGCACCGCCTACTCCGACAACACCAAGTAATGCTGGTCCCAACAGCCCTAAAGAAGTTGTGACTGCTCCGATTCCACTTGAACCGGCAGCAGTAGTCGCTGCACCTGCAGTTTTACCCAGTGCTGTAGTCAAACCACCTACTCCGCCAGCACCTGCTGTTTTAGCAGCTGTTGTTCCAGCTGTGACAACTGTTGTGGAGAATGATTCTATCGCTTTTTTCTCAGCAGCTTTTGCTGCTAAATCGACAATCGAATTGCTTAATTTGCCAATACTCGTTTTTGTTTTACCTACAATCGATATTACAGGACCGAATGCACGAGTAACTGGTCCTATTGCAGCCACAAGGCCAATCCACTTAATGATGTTTCTTTGTTGATCTTCACTTAAATTAGAAAACGTTTTAGCTAGATTTCCCAAATGTTTAACTAGAGGTTTAGAAGCTTCGAGTCCATCTCGCAGCGCATCTACAAAAGGTCCACCTAAATCGATTGCTGCATCTACTGCTTCGTTTTTCAGCATTTTCAGCTTAGATTCAGTTGTTTCGTAACGTTTATTTGCTTCATCCGTCAAAGCTACATTATCACCAAAAGCTTTATTCGAACGTTTAACAGCATCTTTAAATAAATCACTTGCGTTACCTGCGCGAAGCAAGCTGTCTCGCAATCGAACCTCGCTGATTCCCATTTCGTCTAGCATTTCAATAGCAGACGTTCCTTGAGATTCAGCATTTCCTAAACCTTCGATAAATTTGCCAATCGCGCCAATTGCATCTTCCTCGAACGCCTTCTTGAAATCTTGTGCTGACATACCAGCAATTTTCCCAAAATTTTCAAGGTTACTAGAAGCTTTCATGATGCCAGTCATTTCACTAGCCGTCATACCTATCGAGCCAGCAAGATCCTTGAAATCTTTTGAGCTATTAGAAGACATCAACTCTAACTCTCTTCGAGTCTTTCCTGTTTTTGCTGTCAAATCTTCCATTTGTCCAAGCCCAGTTTTAGCAGCTACTTGCATATTGACCATGACTTTAGATATAGCTGAACCACCCATTTCCGCCTCGATACCGACTGACGAAAGTGCTGCAGATAATCCTAAAATGTCGCCTTGACTCAATCCAATTTGACTACCGGCACCTGCTAAGCGTAATGCCATTTCTGTAATTTCTGACTCCGTGGTTGCAAAATTATTCCCCAAATCAACGATTGCGGCGCCCAAATTGCTAAATTTATCTTGTGGTAACTTAGTAATATTAGCTAATCTAGCCAAAGAAGTCGCAGCCGTTTCAGCTGACATATTAGTAGATTCGCCCATATCGACCATCGTCTTGGTGAAACTAACCACATTTTCTGTCTTAATCCCTAATTGACCCGCTGCTTCAGCAACGTTCGCTATTTCTTGGTGGCTCGCTGGCAATTTAGTCGCTAAATCACGAAGTCCTTTTTCTAAATCACTGTAGGAGTAAACTACGTTCCCATTCGAGTCTACAACTTCATCATTTGTCTTTTTTACACCTGCAAAAGCACTTTCCCATGAAATAGCTGCACTAGTAACAGCAGTTGCGCCTGCCACTATTGGAGCTGTTACTCCAACAGTTAGGGCAGATCCTATCCCAGAAACTCCTTTACCAAAGGCTTCAATTTTTTTCCCAGAATTAATCAATACATCAGAATTAGCCTTTAGTTTCCCCGTAAACCCTTCCGTTTCCACTTTCATCCGAGCAATCTGTCCAACAGTTGTTTTCATCTGAGATTCGTAACTTGCTGATCTAGCTGTTGCTTGATTCAATTGATTAGCGTATTTAGCAGTCGAAGCAGTAGCGTTTCCGTTAGAGTCAAAACTATCCTTATAAGCTTTAGTGAGCAATTCTACTTGCTTTTCATTTGCTTGTAGAACTCCGCCTAAACCATTATATTTTGCTTGTAAAGCACCGAGAGAATTCCCTGAAGAGTTCATTACTTGCATCTGTGATTTCATTGCTTTCATTTGATGGTTAACAGCGTTTTTAGCTCCGGCTAGACCTTTTGAAAAGGCTGAACTGTCTAAGTCTAGTTTGATAATCATATTGCCTAAAGGTTTTCCATTTGCCATATGTTTACCTCCTCTCTACATGGATTTCAAGAAGTCTTTAAGATCAACTTCTTTTTGTTTCTCTTTCTTAGGCGAAGTGCACGCAATTTTCATCATCATTTCAAAGGAATTATCTTCTATGTCAGATAGTGACCATCCCGCTTTCACTAACTCTCTGCATAGGTTTAAGTACATTTCTTCTGCTTCTTCGGGTGTTACTTTTTTGCGTCTGGGTCTGGATTACTTTCAATCCCCATTACTTCTCCTAGGATGTCGTCCAATGTGCTCATTACCTTCTCAGATGGTAAGCCATCAAGAATTTGTTCAGCTGTCAATTTGCTATCCCTGAAGATACCTACAGCAAAATCCAAATAAATGTCTAAACGATTCCAAATCATTACTCCATCTTCATTTAGCTTTTTGATTGTTTCTAAAGCTTTTCGATAATCTTTACCTGTTGTGTCTATGTTTTCATAGACTTTCTTTCCTGATTCTTCTTTCAATTCAATTCTTACTTTTGCCATTTAGATTCCTCCATTATTTTCCAAATAAAAAAGCTAGTCCGAAGACTAGCCCGCTGCTTTTTCAATAACTGTAATAGTACATTTTGCTACTTTACCGCCATCCGTAGTAGTAAATGAAACTTCTGTAGTTCCGCCAACTTCAGCGTCTGTTTTTACTGTAACGTTGCCTCCAGTAACAGTCGCTACAGCTGTATTCGAACTGCTCCAGCTTCCTGTTTTGTCTGTTGCATTTGCTGGTGTTACAGTAGGAGTTAATTTTAAGGTTCCGCCTTGTTCAACTTCAGCTGTCGTTTTATCCAACGTCACACCAGTAACTGAAATTGGAAGAGTGGTAAATGCAGGAATAGCTACCTTTGCTGATTCTTGACCTCCGACCACACGCGTAGCTTGATAATCTCCTTTAGCAACTTGAGTATTTGCTGCAATTCCAGTAATAGAAAGTGGACTTTCACCCTCTGCGACTTTTGTAAATTCAGTACCATTTTTTTTATAGATTTTAAATGTATCTGGCATAGTTATCCTCCTAACTTAATTCAACTGTTACCCCATTAATAGTGGGAGTGATTGCTCCAACAACGGAGCTAGTTACTCCCCCGCTGCAGGAAATACCATCTCTTTCAAAGCAGTAATAGAAGCTTCTTCGTCTCCAACATATTTTGCGACTGTTTGGCCTTTAGCATCACCTTCAACATCATTGGCAATCGCTGAAAATACATATTCTTCTGCTTCTGGTTCGAAAGCTTCATTTGTCGTAGTGTTAAGATTAATAGATTCACGACTGAATTTTCCTTTGAACATCGCAAGCATTGCTGTATCGCCGTTCAAATCCTCCGATTCCATCAAAATTGCACAATATGGTGGCTCAGTATCTTCTCCCAAGAAGCTGATTTTGTTTGTATCGGTTTTGTAACCAAGAATTTTGTCATTTACTTCTGTTGGTAAATCTAACAATCCAAAAGTAGCTGAAACATCGCCTGTTCCTTTTTGAGAGACATAGTAAGCGATGTTCGATCCGTAAACTTTTGATGGTTCTTTTGATAGCCCACTGATTTCAGCAGATACAGTCGCCCCTTTGTCTTGTTCACCTTCAATTACATATAAATTTGCTGCTGGAATCTTCCCTGTGCTGTCAAAGACCCCGATTGTCATTTTTTTGAATCCTACTAAAGTCATAAAATTTTCCTCCTAATTTTGGGTAATAAAAAAAGACACGTTATTTTCGTGTCTTAATTTCTAATATTCGGTATCGTAAATTTTTGTATTTCCTTCGTAACGACGCGCGTCTACAAAGCGTTTTGTTTCAGAAAAGTATTCATCTAACCCTTGACCAGAAATTTGGCCAAAGCCTAGTTTTTTCATCTCTTTTTTTATCTCATATTGAATCTGCTTGCATGTTGCTCTATATTTCGATTCAACATCAATCTGTACCATATGCTCTACAGAAAGCTCTTTGTTACTTCCGTGATATGCTTCGTTAGGTGTATCTACAGGACGAAGTGTGATCATTGGCCCTGTTTTATCGGCGGTTTCAGGTTGCTCATAAAATTTAATACGATATTGCTCGGTATTCTCGTTATATGTCATTGAACGAATATACTCATTCAAACAAAGAGCCTCATAAATGATATTGAGCATATCTTTCATAATCTCTTTTTAACCTCCTCCCCAACAGCATCAAAATATAGTGGCTCGGAATTTTTAAGCGATTTAGTGATTACGCCAAAACCTCTTGGCCTAATTTGCTTACCTTTTCGTGTATATCCCCATTCATTTAAGTGAATGATTCTATAACGCTGATGAGGACCATTCCAACCGATTTCAGCTTCTGCCTTGTAATCTCTATACGTAGCGTTCTTGCGAACAACCTCATCGATCGTATAACCTTTGTCTTTAAAAACGGTCATGTCCGTTTGCAACTGTTTTTCTACTTTTTCAGCACCAACATTGATTGCTTTTTTTGTTAATGTCTTAGTTTTCTTTTCTCCAAACTTTTTCTCTAAAGCTTGGATTGTTTCTTGAACGCCTTCAAACTTTACGTTACTCATCGTTTATCACCGCTAATAAAAGTGTGACAAACTCATTCGAGGCTAAATCATGTCGTACTTCCACGATATTCCATCTGAGTCCGGAGTATCGGTAATCAATTATTTCTGCGAAATCTTTATTGTCCGGAGTATACTTTTTTCTCGGATCACGCATCACCAGAGTGACAGCCAACTTACTATCTAATCCATTCAAAACTTCAAGGTCCTTCATTGATGGATCGTATATTTCAGCTCTTGTTTTATACAATATTTTTTCCTCATCATTACCGGGTTCAGGCCCATTTGAAGGTTTATATTGATAAAAGAAAACTTTTGTATTTAATTTTCTTGTACTAGACCTTTTCAGTGAACTCACCTTCTTTGAATACTTTATAACTCGCTTTGAGTTGAAGAATAAGAGAGTTGAACCCTAGGTCATACTCTCTTAAACCCCCAGTTGCATTCGCTGTTTCAATGGTAGCTGAGCGTGCATGATAGTAATGATCCGTCAGCATCAAGATAGAAAGGTTTAAAAGATCTGTGTAATCGTTGTCTGTTTCATAAAAAGAAGGCTTATCTTGTCCGATAGCTCCTTTGATGTATGCAATAGCAGCTGCCGCAGATCGTTTAATACCGGTATTATCGTCAGAAAAATCTTCACGAATCGCCTCTTTAATTTCTTCTAAATCTTGTTCATTTTTAGGATCTAGAATCATGAATACACCGCCTAACTAAGTTCGATAGTTGCCCCATCTGCAGTCGGGGTCACTTTCCCGACGACTGCCGGGGCTACACTTTTTTTATCGTAGCTAGACGGAATGCTGACGCTAGTTTGATTTGATGATCGAACCATGCTGTGACAACAAACAAATTAACACCTGTTTTCACGTCTTTATCTTGTTCGTACGTCGCACCGATATCGTAGTTAAAGTGTGAGTATGAAAAATCTCCGATAACAGGGGTAACAGCAGCATCAGTAAAGATTACTGGTTTACCTAAAATTTGTTCAGGTTGTGCTGTATAAAGAGTGGCACTTCCGTTAGCTAGGGTTTCGATGATATTTAAATAATCGGCATATTTCATCATGATTTTTGCATTTTCACGATAGTCTTCGTGTAGATCAGCAATAGCAGCTTTAATTGCTTTGTATAAATCTTCACCTTCGACTTTTTTAATATTTACTTCCGTTTCGTCATAAAAACTCATATGTTCTTCTCCAGTTTTAGGAGTTGTAGCAAACGCAACTTTACGCTCTTTTGCAGCTACACCAGACTGTAAATTACGCTCTACAGTTGAAACTAAATTCGTATTTGTTCCAGCTAAGATAGTTTCAGAAATACCAGTAAAAACTTTAAACTTATGACGTCCAAAAGCTACTGTATCCCCTTTTGCTTTCAGTTCTTTTGCTGTCTCCATATCAGCAATAAAATCATCATCATCCAATGTGAAAGAAACTTTTGGAATTTCTAGATTAGGAATATTTGTGATAGCTGAAACATCTCTTAATGGATTTTTTACAATCGGTTCAGAGATAATGTCGGTAGCTACTGTTTTAGGTAAGAATTTCCCACCTTTTGATGCATCATCATCGCCTAATACTTGTAAAACATCTGATGGAACAGCTTCTTTTGCAATGGTTTTGCGAATCAATTCTGCTTTTGCATCAATTACTTTTTGTTTAGGATTTTCAGAAGTAGTAAATTGTCCTTTTGACAAATTAGCCTTTTGTTCTGCTTCCATTTGGTCGTGTTGAGTTTTGATAATATCGAAACGTTGCTGTAAATCATCTTTTGATTTTTGCATTTGAACTAACTCTTCAGCGCTCGTCCCTGGATCTGTTGCTTTTTGCATAATCGTATCGTTTTGTTTTTGAATTTGCTGTCCTAATGTAGCTAAATCTTGTTTTAATTCATACAGTGTTTTCATTTATAATCCTCCTAGAATTGTGCCTATCAAGGCTTTGTTTTGTTTTGCATGTTCAACGATTTTTTCTATTTTTTCTTGGTCTCTCGAGTCTTCTTGTCTAGAGTCCAAAAGTTTTTCTGGAACTTTTTGATACGTTTCAAACAGTTTTTGACTGATTGAAGCTGCAACTTGATTAGCTGACTCAACCACATCGCAAAGACCGTAATTGTATGCTTCTTGAGCAGACATCCAAGTTTCTTCGTCCATAATTTGTTTTATTTTTTCTTCTGTTAACTTTTCACCAGCTTTTGCTAAATACGTAACTACAGAAGATTCAGCTATTTTGTCCAAATCATCTGCTTGTTTACGTAGCTCTTTGGCATTTCCCATTGAAATTGTCCAAGGATTGTGGATCATTAACATGCTGTTCTCAGGCATAATGACTTCATCACAGCTTGCTACAATCACACTGGCAATTGATGCCGCTAAAGCATCCACATGAGCTACAACACGTGCTTTGTGCTGTCGCAACATATTTCCAATTGCAATTCCTTCAAAGACAGAACCACCTGGTGAATTTATGTGAAGATTAATCTGGCTAACTTCTCCAAGCTCCTTCAAATCTTTTTGAAAACTTGCTGCAGTAGTGTCTGTGTCGTCCCATTTGAAGGAGACAATTTCTCCAAATATAAAAACATCTGCTTCATTTTGATTAGCAGACTGTTTACATTCCCAAAACTTTTTCATTTCAACCCTCCTTTCAAGGCAAAATAAAAAAGACCTAACTATTTTTAGTTACGTCTGTTTCACTAGATTTATTCGATTTTCTTAATGTTGGATCCATTTCTTGCGGATACATATCACCTGAAATCCATAGATCAGCAGCTTTTCCACCTCGTGGGGGCATTTCTTCTAACATTCTTGCCTCGTCAGGAGACATCCAACCATCGCGTATTCCGCCATGGTAAAACTTTTGACGTGCATCACTGTCTCCGCGAAGCAATCCCATCATGTTAAATTTGAAGTAATATCCTTTTATTCTTTCGTTTTTTTGAAGTATTTTCTTATTAAACTCTCTTTCATATTGCTTTACGATCGGAGTGAGTGTCATATTAACGAATAGTTGCATCAACTGTTCATTTGATGAAAAGCTGCTACTGTCAGAGTTCAAGAAAATGCTAGGAACGTTATAAACATTAGCAATACGATCTCGAGTAATTTCTTCAGTGATTTTCATGTCAGTTGCTACAAAGTTCCGTTTCATTTCTTCAATAGTTACACCCGGTTCTTGGAAAAGCACGCCACCGTTTTCTTCATAGAAACGTCTAAAATCTTCCACAACGGCTTTTCTTTTTTCTTCATCAACGCTAGTGGCATAAGTTAAAATGAATGAATCTCGTAAGGATTGCATTTCTTTTAAAGAAAATTCACGAACCGCTTTATCAAAATCATTTGAATTTTTTAATACTTGGATTGGACTTATTCCCTTCCAATTTCCATTTCCCGCAATATGTCGTACATGAATAACATCAGTATTATGAAAATAGAATGTTTTGCCATCATTATTCACTTGATACCATAATTCTTTACTATCCTGTTCAATTACCGGTTCAACATAATTTGGATTGAAAGGGACCAATGTATCAAATTGCCCTCTAAAATCTCTAATAATCAAAGCATAGCCGTTTCCATTTGTATTCCTGCTAACTTCAAGTACATTAATTATTTGGTCCAAAGTTTGATTTTTGTTAGGAAAATATATTAATCGGTCCATAGACTCATCAAATTGTTGATCGTAATTCAGATATTTTTTGAATGGTAGACTAGACAATGTATTACTTAAACGAGATACGACCGAAAAAATATTTTCATTGGTTTCAAGAGTTGAATTTTCTATTCCAAAAAAAGTCTTACCAAACCAAGCCTTGAAATTACTACTAGTTGAGTAATCTTTTATAATTGCCTGTTTGATAAATTTTGGAGTTACTCTATTAACCACTTTTTGAAACTTATTCATTATTTACCTCCTCTCATCATTTCTCTGACGCTTATAAAACCAATGGTTCCGCTCTGTTTAGATTTTGTAGCAAACATTTCAACTACGCTGACATGACTATTCAATACAGCGGCAAAACCATCTATTTTCCTATTCTTCGATTGCTTTGTCGGCATCCAATTATTGTTACGATCTTGAACTAGCTTCACGTTAGAAAGATACCACCTAAAAATTTTCTGTTGGTTATAAATTACTTTTCCGTCTAAAAAGCGTTCTTTCAAATCTTTCATCGGACCACCAAGAGTAGTGAAGCCCTGAATAGCCTCTTCCATCACAAACCCGTAGTCAATCATTTGCCGATTCAAAATCAAACTGTTTCTCCTGTCATATCTTATTTTCAGTATTTTATATTTTTTTGATTGTTCAACAAACCAGTCAAAAACAAACTGGTAATCGACATAACTGCCTGGTGTCACAGTTAGATCACCTGATTTTATCCAAGTATCCAACCGTTGTTTATTATTGTCGTTGTTATATCTCTCTTGCGAAATCCAACTATGTTCTAGAACTGCTATTTCTCCAGTTTCGTAAATAGGAAACTCTAAATTAGCCGACGTGAAATCTTGTGTTTCTGATAAATCATACCCTCCAACACATTCTTCACCTTCCATGGTTTCCCAATCAATTATTTTGTTATTCTTATTAATCGTCTGCATATCTAGAAACGATAGTTCGTCTATATCAGAAAATAGATTGAACTGCTTAGTAATCCAGTCCGCTCGTTCCTGTGGACTATTACGCTCTGTTTTCCAATCAGTTACCAAATCAACAAATGACATCAATCCGATATTTGGATTAGCTTTGATCCAATTTCTTGGATCATCCGCTTCAGAAACATCATCTAGCTTTGCTACAAAATAAAAAACTCGTTCATCTAGTCCATCTTCGAGATGTTCTAAACAATCGAGTGCATTGTCATAATATTGCATAAGCGGCCCATCAAGAACATAACCAGCTGTAGTTATATATACGATCAGCGGTTGTCTTCGTGTACCACGAGATTTTTTTATTACATTGATCAATTTGAAATTAATGAATTCATGAATTTCATCAAAAATCGCAAAATGAGTGTTTAAGCCATCCAGCTTTTTACTATCAGATGCTCGAGCTTCCATTTTAGAGAAAGTAGCCTCATCTTTAATTAAGGATCTTTGCGGCTTATATTTTTTATCCAAACGCGGCGATTGTTTCACCATTTCTTTGGTTTTATCGAACAAAATAGAGGCTTGATCTTTTGCATTGGCCAACACATAGACATTGGCACCTTGTTCATGATCATATCCAAGCATGTAAGCAGATAGCCCACTGATAAGAGATGTCTTTCCATTTTTGCGACCAACGAATGTCAAAGCTTCACGAAAACGTCGAATTCCTGTGTCTTTATGAATCCATCCGAACATCGAACCGATGATAAAATGTTGCCATGGTTGCAAGATAAACCGGTCAAAGTCACCTTCAGTCGGGCGGCAATTATCTTCAATAAAACGAATGGGACGATGTCCAATTTCTTCATCGAAAATCCACGGAAATTCTTCTGTTCCTTGCCGTTCTAAATCTAATACATGACGTTTAGCAGCAAGAATGTTTTCTTTGCTCGCAGGTATAGATCCATCAATCAATCGTTCAGCATACCAAGTGGTTAAAAGCTCAGGATATGGTTCTAATAAGATGCCTCCCCATGAAGCTTGCTCTTCTTTGTAATCAGCCCACCATCTTTCAAGTTCTGAATATGGTAATGACATCAGGTCCATTCATCATCATCCTCACTTCGAGCCATTTTTATAGCTAATTTTGCTCTAGCTGAAGGTGATAACCCCAAGTCACTTCCAAAAGACCGCATGTTTTTTGAACAAGTATCCAATTGTTTGATCAGTGGATTGCCAATATCTTCTGGATAATCTCTTTGCACTCTGGCTGCTTGATTTTGCAGTTTTAAATGTTCTGAGTACCAATAGCAATACATAGCCAGTGGATAAATATCACCGTTTGTAATTAAATCTATCTCAAGCAACTCTTCTTTCAAGAAATCAAATGCTTTTGTTGCAGATTCATTCAGCCATTCAGGAGCTCTGATATTGTCACTTTTCATTTGCAATCTTTCTTCAGCTTCTGCGCGCTTCTTCAATTCATTAACGTTCTTTTTATTGGGATTTTTTTGTAAGAGCTGTAATTTTGCACTTTTTGCTGGTTGCGGCATTTTATCACCTTCTTTCATGGTAGAATTAAAAATAAAAACGGAGTGAAAGTTATGATTACAATCAAAGATACTCAAGCAATGGAAGAACATTTAAACAGGACTTACAGTGATACCCGGACATCTAGAATGTTTGGGATAATGCTCGCGCGTCCTCATTCTCTAAATGCTTCATTCATAAAAGATAATTATTGTTACTGGAATGAATTTTCAGGGAAAGATATTGATATTTTTTGGGCTGGGTATGGAGCATATAATCCCGAAGACAAAGACTTAATACAGGTTGAGGTGTCTGGTTATCCTCATTATTTACAGTTCAGCAATAAATCATTTCTTGAAGTAAAAAACGCTATAAAGAAAGTAATTCCGAAGTTAAAGTATACTGATACTTACCCTATTTTAGTATTGGTAGATTATAAACAAGGTAAGATTTGCTATGAAGATGCAATTGTTCTTAAGCTTGTAGATGATAAGGAACAAATCGAAACTAGTATTAATAGTACGATGGAATTTATACTAAATTTAGTAAGTGATTCTGGTTCTGTATCTGATTTTCATAAACTTGTTATTAAATGCGTAAATCAAAAAAATAAAATCAATATTACAGATAAAGTCCTGAATATTGCTAGTCTCGTGCTACAGTAAAAATATTGAAAAGCGGTATTTGTGTGAAGGAGGGAGCTCACCGGTCTTGGCGCCCTCCTGTTTCTACTTTTCTAAATAGGGGGGGCTACTTGCCTTTACTTCTTCTAAGTTCTATTTCCACTCGTAAACTCTCACACGCTAATCTAGGTGTCGCTAGAACTTGGTGATTAGTCTCACGAGATGCATAGGTTGATTCTATAATTACAGTTCCGTCCAAAACATCCGTTTTTAATTTATTAATTCCTTCAATGAGATGATCTAAAGACTCAATCTGTTTATTTTTTGCATTACTCTCTTGTGGCATAGAACTTCACTACCTTTCTCTTCGTCTTAACTTTCTTTTCTCCTCCTGATTTCTCAGGATGTTCTTTGTTATGGCAAGCAAGGCAAACAAGCTCTAGGTTATCTATGTCCCAGAACTTAGTTATATCTTCTCTTGCTTCGATTATGTGATGGACAACTACTCCTCTTGTTATTATCCCTCGACGTTGACACTCTTGACATACACCAAAGTCTCTTGCTATAACTAGTTCTCTAAGCTTCCTCCACTTGTTCGTCTTATATAGTTTGTCTATTTCGTCTCTAGGTCTAGCTTCTTTCATTTACATATCTCTCTTGTGCCCAATGATTTTTCTATCTAAGTACTTGTTATTAGGTGAATCATAATACTCAATAGTGATGTCGTTAACTCCTCTGGGCACTTGGTACTCATCGTCTTCCGTGTGCCAATGGTAAGTAATATCAATAAGACCTCTCGGCATCTCATCCATTCGTTGACCTTTATAATAAACTTCTGGTACTGAGTCAGTATCTTTTAGTTTGATCTCTAATAGATTGTTTTTATTTAAATCTTCTGTAACATTCTCTTGAATATCTTCTTTATAAAAAGTTCTAGTAATTGAATCATTCCAAAGAAAAATAATTTGTTCGAATTTTTCTAGCAACTCTTCAACACTACAATACGCAACGTGAGTCCCACCCAATACTCTTCTCTTTAACCAAAATATCTCATCTTTATAAATTGGCATCTCTTCTGTCGTAAATACGACCGGATTGCCTTGCAAGTTAGTAGCTATCACTAAATATTCTTCTTTTCTTTTATTCCAGAACATCGATTACTTCTCCTTTGCATCATTTTTTAATTTTGCTGACATACACATTAACTAAGGCTTCTTGCACTTTGAATATCCCTTCAACGCCTAATCCTTTTACATCTAGATCTAGCCTATCTTTCAAGAACTTAGCATTGTGCTCTGCTCTAATTGTTTGCTCAGCGATGAAATAATTTAGTGCCGCTACTTCATCCATCTTTAACCCCACCAAACTAATGATGTTCATGAATAAGTTAGCTAGTTCGTCCATATCTTTTTCTGCTCTTATCTTCTCAATCAACTTGATGTAATCATAGTTATCATTCATTTGATGTACCTCTCAATGTTTTGTTGAATATATTCGTCTTTCCAATATCCATGGCCGCAGTAACGAAGATTGTACTTATCGTTCTCATTTGGTGTTGCTTCCCTGGTCATTTCAATGATGGAGTATTTCTTTTTAATCTGGACTGACTGAACCACTCTGATTGGATCATCTGCGTTTGGTTGTGGATACCTATTTGTTAGTGATACATACCAGTAGTTTCTCATTATGCAGCCTCCTTTATGTAAAGAAAAAGCCTAGCATGTGCTAGACTTTGATCGCTTTGTTTTCCCATTTTTTGTAGGCATCAAAATAGATTTCTGATTTGTCACCGTTATACGTTAACTCATAATACATTCCGTCTGAAACAGTAGTACTCAATAATGCTTTATTGTTTTGGAGTGTTTTACATGACCATACGGCAAACACTTTGTCCATCGTAATCTGCGTTTGATCTGTTTTATCAAAGTTTTCATTTGCATAGTCAGCTACCAGTTTTTTGCATTTGGTAATAAATTTTTCATTATCCATTTTGTACCTCCGCAAGCGCATAACCAGCTGTTGATGTATTGTTAAATGTAGCTGAACGAGTAACTCCCGTAGCCTTCCCAGTATAAATAAAACTAAATCCTGTTGTTGTTGGCTTAAAATTCTCCACTTCATAAAAATGATATGTTTGTCCGTTATTAGTAAATACAACCAATTCCATTTTTCAAAATCCTCTCTTTTTAAAATAAAAAGACCACTCAATGAGTGATCTAATATGTAAAAACTACACCTCATAAACGAGATGCAGTTATAGCTCTATCAAGCAACCTACACCGATTCCACCGATTACTATCGACCTCGCCTTGCTCGTGTACTTTGAGCGCCCATTTCCAACCCTCAGTTGCTAAAGTCACTGGCAAGGATTCGAACCTTGCACGAAACAGGATAGGCGTGCTTCCCGACGCCTCGTTTTATGGTTAGCTGCACATGCGCTTCACATGTTTGCGGCGGAAGTCTTTGCCCGCAAACCTCTCCTTGTTTCTGATTAGCGTCTACCCTTTCCGCCACAGTGACACTATAAAATTATTCTTGGCTGCTACTATTTTTTATTTTGCCCATTTTTAAATCCAATCATATAGACATTAAGACAGAGCGCAAAAATTGAAATTATTAACGCCATCATTTCTCTTCACCCACCTTTTTAATTATTTAGTTAAATTGTATTTTTCTGCAAATTCACTATCAGCTTTTTCTAATGACCTAAGCGAAATAAATTTTTTATTTTTTAATTGATCTATATTCCAAAGAGCATCTTTTCTAATCTCTTTTATTAATTCTAATAGACCTTCTCGGGATTCATCAGATATCAACAACTGATCATAGTAATTTTTAGCTTTATCTAAGTTTGTTTTTTCAGTATCGCTCATTCTCTTTTCTATCTCATTATTCATCTCTATTACATTATCGATTTCAGTCTTTAATGTATTATGATCATAGAATAAATCATTACTAAATGATTGGTAAGTTAGGCGTTCTTTACTCGAAATATCAGTCAATTTAATTTCATTTAATTTTTCATAGTTTTTCTCTAGGCTATCTAGTATTATATTAAGATTACTTCTGGTAACAGGTTTATTTTTCGATGATTCAATAGTAGCATATAGAACATCTAAATCTTGTATTGCTAGTCTGTTAGAGTTAACTAGTATTTCATTAACTGATTTACCATAGTTTGTTTTCATATTCCTTAAATCATTCCAATTATACAGAGCTATTAGTACCGAAATAATTGATATACTAACCGTTATTACATCTTTCCACTTTATGTTTTTCAAATTTATCACCCATTGTATATTTTACGATAAATCATGTGAATAAATCAAAAAACATAAACAGCAACGGATGATAGATAATAAGAACAATTTAGAAGGAGTTAAAATTCACATCCTTATTCTTAATATTTCCGTTGCTGTCTATCGAAGCTTAATTAAACGATGAGGGAGATTTCCTCCCTTACATTTTATTTTGTCGATCCTGTTTCCTAATCTTTCGACACTACCATAATATCACGTTAAAACACTCAAAAACCCTACACTATCCCTACAAAAACCCTACAAAATCAACGATACTGAACTAACACGCCTTTTTTGTATGCTTCTGCAAATTCAATCAATGCGATGGATTTCAACTTCTCTACGTTCTTTTCTCCGTATCCTCGTATCAATTGCCCTATTTCATAATTAGAGTGCTTATTAACGTCACAGAAGCTGTAGTAGAGTATCTGACGACTAATCAGACTAAGAGCCATTAAAGCCGCTAGAATCGCATCTCTCTCTGCTTCTATATCCATCATCTGAATAATCGCGTCTTCCGTTTTATTACCGTGCTTCGGAGCCTTCGGCATATCGGTTATGATAGGAGACTTAATATCTATCAAAGAGCGACCTGCCATCCGCTCCAAACGCCGAAAGTTCTTCAGAACATCTCTCGCATTACATCTTGTCTGTTTGAAATCTACCTCTCGTAACAATTGCATCAAGTCAAACCGCTCCTTTATGTGATATAATAAACTTGTCGGATTTATTGAATCAGTCGGAGCGATCCGGCTTTTTTATTTGTCATTGATTAGTTCAATATCCACCAATCTCGCTACAGCTAAATTCTCTTTGCTTTTTGCTAACCACTTATCGCATTCCATGGTGTTTTCAATGCGAATGATTGCTGAGTGATTATAGAGATGTTCTACATATCCACGAAACGGATAGATGAACCCTTCTGCTTCGCAGCGAACCATGTCACCGACTTTGAATTTTGGTTTCTTACGTGTTTTAGGGTTCTTAGTCGGCATATCTAGCATTAAACCGCCGATACCGTGACTGCTAGCGTAAAATCCGTCTTTTAGTTTCATCTTTCTACCTCCTCTTCCACTGCTCCCTCAAATTTATCAGCATGTTTGTCAGCCATATGAAAACTACTAAACGGGTAAGCACATTTCTTATTCCAAGTTGTGAGAATTGTAGAATTGCTAGTATCACCTAAAGGTTCTTTTAAGTAAAGTTTGCCAATTTTGACTATATATTTTTGAATTTTCTCGACCTCGTAGCCGTCTAGCCAAGCACGAGCAAACGTTTCTTGATTATCTTCAATCCATCTATCAACCTTGCTATACTCAACACCATAGAGGTTCCACGGCTTGAACGAAATAGCTAGACTATCACCTTTCTTTTTAGCGTATTCTATCCACTCCGCCACAAACTTCGGCACAACTGGCTTCTGCGGTTCGTCAACCTTACCAAACACAGCATTATCTAAGGTGTTTCTCAAACTTTGTGCCGATTCAGGATAAGCCTCAGCTACCTTATTCCAAGCTTGTTCGTCTGTAATGTTTTGTTCATTTAGTCTTTTCACCAACTTTAAAGATACCTTATAAGCGCCGTACCTTCCTTGGCTATACTCATCCATAACGTTCTCATAACGCTTTACATTTTTAGCTAGTTCATCAATCAATTCTTGTTTATTCATCGTGTTCCTCCTTTACTTCTGCATAGCCATAATTACAATAATTGTAAAAAATTTCTCGTGCTTCTTCTTCGATTTCTTCATCTATAGCATCATCTGGCATTTCAAAATATTCTATTTCTCCTACTCCAGCCCAATTGGTTTCAATGCCTACTCTGAATTTACGAGTCACTTACTTCGCCTCCAACAATTCAGGATTCTCGTATATATTTCCCAAAATAGTGATGTCATTCGCAGATGAATCAAACGCATGTAAAAATATTTCTTCTAGGTCTTCCTCGTCAGGCAAACTCATTGAAACAGAAATTCCGTCAATTTCACTTGGTATGGTCTTAGGAGTATGAAAGTCATACTTTGCGTTTTTAATTATCCACGCTGTGCCTGTTTCATCTAAATCCACTACGCCAATCATATAATTTTCTTGGTAGTAGCCCATTGGCCACTCTTCCCAAAAAAATTCAATTACATCACCTCTGAAGACATCTTTTTCTTCTGCATCTTCAAAAGAGTCTGACATATAACCTTTCAATCCCGTTGATTGCATGAGTTCTACATGTTTGCCTACTTCCCAACAATCACACCAGCCATCTACAGTTACAAGAGTACCTTCAATTCCTAAAAAGCTATTCCCTCTCGTATCAAACGCTAAAACATCATGCATTTCTTGTTCATCTTTCAACCACGCTCGAAACTTCGGTATCATTTGCTGTCCTCCTCGTAAGCTCTCTTACTCCGTCTCGTCTTACTTTTGATAGGACAATGTTCCTGGAATCACTGGTAATTCGATAATCTTCGATTTTCATGTCTAGCATTTTTTCTCCTCCACATACCTAAACTGTCGTCCTTTTGAATCAATCCATAAGCTCCTAGCTCTATCCCAGATGATATTTTTGCTCAGACCAGTAATTTCAGATAACTGTTCAGCTGTTCCTGTTACTAGAATTCGATCACCATGCCAGATTGCAATTTTTCTCGGCGTTTTCCGTTTGGACTTTTCAGCCCACATTGATTTGCCGATCCTTTGGACTTCTGCAACTATTTCTTTGTCTTCTTGCCAAGATTCTGACTTGGTTAATTCAGCAATTCGTTTCATTGCTGCTTTCTTATCCACGCTCATTCCTCCAATTTACGAATTTCCCTTCTTAAATTCTCTATGTGCAAATCGATTGCCTTCCTTGCCGTTTCATTGACCATCACTGCCTTTGTCCGTTCCAGATCGTCAATCTCACGTTGAATGCTTCGAATTCGCATTTGAATCACTTTTTCTGTTGTCATGACGATCCCTCCACGTATCTAAACGTTCTCTTCTTAACGTCTGTGTATCCACACCTAGCTCTTTTTCTCACGATTTTCTCGTGCAAGCCTGTGAGACTTGCTAACTGTTCAGCTGTCCCTGTCACTAGAAGTTTGTCACCGTGCCAAATTGCGATTTTTCGTGGTCTTGGCTTGTTGCTCTTGTCTGCCCACATCGCTCTTCCAAGCCTCATCACTTCTGAAGCAGCTTCTTTGTCATTTTGCCAATCTTCTGAATAAGTCAATTCGATAATTCGCTGCATTGCCGCTTTCTTATCCATCCCGACGTTCCCCTTTCAATAATTTGAGTACTTGATCAAGTGCGCTCTCACGTCCACCATGGAACGTGTTGAGCCACTTGTCTTCGTACGAGGCGCTTTGTCTTAAAGCTTCTTGATGCATTAGTTCGATCTGTGCTGTAAATGTTTTTAGATCCATCTGATTACACCTGCTCAAGTTCACTAAGATGTTTTTGCAATCCTTTAACGCAATCAACAAATAGTAATTTTGTATAAGCTAAATTTCTTAATTGTGTTGCATCGATATAAAGTGCGAAATAGTATCTGAGTTTACTCCAACTTGAACGATCATTCTTAATTCGTTCTATTCCAGCTTCATCAAGTTGTTCATAAACGTCTCTCAGAATCTCTATTTCCTCACCAGTTTTGTAACTTGCTATTTCATTGATCAGTTCTAGATAATCGATTTTCAATTTTCCACCTCTTAGAATGGTGCTTTTGATTGTCTATTAGCTCGTTCTAGCGCTTTTTTCTTTTGATAGGCTTCTTGGTCGATTGCCCATTCTGGAAGCTTCTCTCGTCGTCCTGTGCGCTTGTATGCACCACTTGCATTCTTAGGCTCACTTTTTTCTTTCCTTGCCCAACTTCGAATAGTTGCCAAATAGTTTTTATAAGTCTTACCAGATGATTCACAATACTCAGATAGCCGTTCTATTCGTTCTTGATAGTCATTAGGGAATTCTATTTTGAGTTTCTCCATCTGCTCATCTGACAAAAGAACATTTTTATACTCTCCGTATTTATGACGGATGGGCTTAGCCTTCGATTTTTTCGAAGGCGGTAACTCTCTTATATATTCTTTTGTATTATTAAATGTATTATTAATAGATGTATTATTATCTTGATAGATTTCTGGGTGACCCCCCACCCATTTTTCTGGGTGACCCCCACCCAAAATTCTGATATACCTAGCCTCGATTTCTCTACTACCCTCTTTGTACTTCACTTCTCGATAGATATAGCCTTTTTCTTCAAGAGATTTCAGCCAATTTTGAATCGTTGATTTCCCTACGCCGTACTGATTGGCAAAGTACTCATTGCTAGCCCAGCAATACCCTTTCTCATTACATAAAGCTGTGATTTCTCCATAAAGAAGTTTTGCACTAGGTATCAAAGAATCGTCATATCTAACATTTGCAGGTATGATGGCGTAATAACTTCTGTGATCCACTTTTTATCCTCCGATTCTTAATTTCTTGATTGTCTCCTGATTTAACTTGATCCCTTTGATTTGATATTTATTTTTGAAATTAATCACACCTATTTTGTGCTTCTCTGTGTGATGGATTCTGCAGAGTGCTGCAAATGTGTACTCTGAATGATCAACTTCTTTGCGCTTTCGTCTTCCTAGCGCTTTGTCAAAGTGATCAATATCAGCTCCTGTTTTGCCACAGATACAGCAGACTCTTTTGGTGATGCATTTGTAGAAGTAATATTCTTGATTCGCTGGTAAAATCTCATAGCCTTCTTTAAAAGGAATATGGTGTTCAAAGATGAAATCTAAAATGATATTTGCTAAGACATTAGCATCACTCACAGTCGTATTCGATTCGTCTTTGAGGCTTATTTTGCGCCCTGTGACACCTTCAAAACGGAAGTAGAAGAATTCCTTCCAGAAGTCCGTTGGCATGCCTGTATCGATAAAAATATCGCCTATGAGCGCATAGATGAAGTTTCGTTGCTGTACAGTGAAACGTCTAGGATCAATAAATCTTATTTCGATGACTCGATCACCGTCATAGCCGTCATACATCGTCTTTAGTCGCTCGATGTTCACTTCCTCATTGATGGTTGCACCTATGTCTTTCCCTTTGAACTTTTTCAGAACTGCTGAATATGAATCGATTAATGGTTTAAACACTCATATCACTTCTCTTTTGTTTCATCTCTGTACTGATCTTCAAGCCAATTAACGCCTCGTTTTAGAATGCCCAAGTCTCTCTTGGTCCATTTACTGTCATCAGCGGTTATAGAAGCCGCATCAGTCAACGCAACAATTGCTTCATCAATTGATTTTTCGTACTTGTTAGCAACCAGTTGTAAAGCATCCAAGAATAGCTTTTTGCTTCTTTGAGTAGCTGGTTCAAGCATCGAGACATCTTCTGGCATATCTTCGCCAGCAAATATATATAGCCCTAGCCCAAACATCGCTAGATTTTTTACAAGACAACGCATGATTGTTTTATTGATATCAAACATAGTTGCTGCTTCGCAAGTACGATCGATATAGTTTCCTGTCCAATTTTTATCTTTATATTCTTTGACTTTGTATGTGTATGGCTCATCTTTCATCGCCTTATTCGAACTATCCATGACAGGTAACCACATTTCACGTTTGATACCATTGACTGTGATACTGGTAAAAACCATATAGCCTGTTTTCTTATCAAAGATATACGGCAGATGTGTTTCTTTATCATGATAGATTTCATAATCTACTGCCTCACACACTTTGCTAACTTCTGCCCAAGCCCATGCCCACGAAAGATAAGTGAGGTTATTTCGTTTTTCAGTAACACCTTTCACATTTATTTTGTATAAGCTATTAAAAAGCGTATTATCACTTCTATTTTTCAAAGGTTGTTCCTTTTCACTCATCAAATTCTGCCTCCATTTCAGCAATGTATTTCTTACCTGGTCCGTAATACGAGATATCAATCAAGTTATCTCTGTCGTACTCTTCTAATGCATCAATCAAGCCATCTTCGATGACATAAATATATTCAGGTTTATTCGAATGCTTCGATAGATGGATAAGATAGACATGATCCCAAATACTCACGAAATTTCCCAAATCATCTTGATCACATGCTAGTTCTTCATTCGTCAAAAGATTTCGTCTGATTTTTCGATTATTTGTTTCCTCGACATTCGATTTGCCCCAACTAGGATCAGTCAAATATTGATCTAGAGTGGAAAGTTCTTTTTTCATGTGGTAACATCTCCTTAGATGTATTTTGTTTGCGACTCAATGCTTGCCGGCGGAGTCGCTTTTTATTTGTTGCCATGCTTTTTGCTTGTCAATATGTTGTTGGCTTAGGATGTTTGGTTTATTGTGTCTCCACCAGCGATTAGCAATTATTACGCCTATTTTTAGCGCTTCAGCTCTATTCATCCTCTAACAACTCCATTTGCTTAATAATTGTCATCGTCGCTGTAGAAGGCATCCAATTGTTAATAAAATCGATAACATCATCGAACTGTTTTGCCTTGATACGATTTCTAGCTACTGCTCCAGTGATTCGCTTAATTCCGCCATTCAAGTCTTTAAACAATTCTGCTTTTGCTTTGCTATTTAAATGCTGCTGATTACAAATAACTCTAATTTTGTTGCGAACCATATTAGAAATTGTTCGGTAATCTGGTTCAGCTAGAAGTTGATTGTTCTTCAAATCGTTTAAATCAGACTCGATAGCGTCTACTCTTTCATTCGTTTCTTCGTTTGCAGCTAGAGCAAGTAATGCCATTTCTCGTTTAGTTGCTGGAATTGATGGCAATTGGTCTTTTAATTCTTTTTCCATCTTGTTGAAGGCCTCAATATATTGAAGTTTAAAACTTAAAGCTTTCTTACCAGTGAAGCCCATTGCTAATAGAGAGAAGCCGTCTCTATTCATATAAATAATTCGGTATGATTGTTTATTTTGAGGATGAACATAAGTATCTTCCCAAAATAGGTCTGCCCAATTTTCGGCAACCCCCTCTTTTAGTTCATCAATAGCCGACAAAACATGTCTGTGCTTTTTATCGAAGCTTTCTGCAACTTGTAAGCTCGTAGTCACAGCTTCTTTATTTTTCAAAATTACTAATTCTTGCATTTTTTCTTCTCTCCCTTTTGGTATAATTTAGGTAAAAAGGTGGTGTATATAATTGGATATTTCAGATACTCCTTATTATCAAAAATTGATAGCTTCTTCAAAATTAATCGGTGAAACCATTGCTCCTTCTCTAGATGTCGTTAACGCTATGCAGCCTGCGATAGAACAAGCTAAAAAATTAATTGCAATTCAAGATACTTTTATAGCTTCGCAAGCAATACTCAATGATTCTCTCATTCAAATTGTCGAGAAACGTAACAAATCTATTGCTAATATGATTCCTCCTTCTTTGTTCGCAATACAGAAACAATTAGAATTTCCAAGTTTTAATATTGCTAAAAAAGTGGCAGCTACTATGCCAAAAGCTTATTTTTCTGATATCTCTAAAATCACAGAAAAATTTGCCGTTGACATGTCTAAGTACGACTTCAGAGTAGGTGTAGCTACCCAAGAATTAGAAAAAGCATTTGCTTCCGAACCGGAAGTTAGTACAAAAAATCTACTTTTTAAAGACACTTCCAATCCATCTGATGAGTTTGAGGCTAAGTTTTTTGATATCCTTAATGAGCAAAGGAAAGTCCTTGATGATTCTATAAAGCTTTTTGAAGAAATAAATACAGCCAAGAACAAAGATATAACTAATGAACCATCTGAAAAACAACAAGCTTCACCTGCTTTCTACAAAGATAAAATGTGGTATTTAGAGCAAACTGGGGCAGCTTTGATAGGACTAGTAGTAACCGAAATTGTAAATATAACTATTGGAGTAGATCCTAACAATACAATTTCATTAGCTTTATTTTTGCGTTATTTGTTACAATTTTTAATTAATTAGGTTAAGTCAGTCCCTCCCGACTGGCTTTTTTGTTTTGTACTCAGCTTCATCAAGCCCCATAAAAATCCAGACCATGTAAACGATTGTCCCTATCAACGCTTGTCTGCTTCCCCAAAGTCCTAAAGCGTAGATGATTAGTGGCGCGCTGAATACTAATGCTCTATTGAATTTACCCATTAACCTTCACCTCTCAAAATGTTCTGTTTTTTATAAATCAACTAAATGATTCTCGATAAATTCTTTAGGTGTTACCTTTCTTGTGCGTAACCTGTTATAGGATTTGAAAGACAAAAATTTATCGTATAATTCTGTATTGATCCAAACTTCTTGTCCTGTGACCCGTTCATACGCCGCTGAAAAAATTGCTGTATTTTTTAGTTCCGACATTCGACGTTGATAAGTAGATGGAGAATAATTGTATTTTTTTACAAAATCTTGTTTTTTTAGTTTTGTCATCGCCTATCCCCCCCTATCGGATGTCCAATATTTTTTTCACTGTTTCGATATGCTGTTGTGCTTTCTTTCCATCACGATTGCCGTTTAGAATATCTGATAAATAAGCTCCTGAAATACCGATAAGCGCAGCTAGTTCTTTGAAAGTCATTTTTCTTTTTCTCATCTCCGCTCGAATTTTTAAGTCTAAATTCTCAGACATAAAAATAGCTCCTTTCTAAAAAATAATTTGTAAGCTAAAAAATTAGCTAATATTCGTTGACAATAACTAATATTTTTATTAGTATATAGACATAGCTAAATAAGACATAGAAATGCCTAGCAATTTACATTTCAGAGTTTGCCGACCGTGAAGTGTTTATTAGTTATCAAGTCTTTTTAGCTAATATTTTAGCTTACGAAAACAGTATACTAACATTTTTATTAGTTGTCAACGCCTTTAACTAATTTTTTTATTAGTGTTTTCGTAGCTTGTGAGGTGCGAAAATGAATTTACTAGATAGAATAAAGGAATTAGCTCATAAACGAGGCATAAGTATAACTCAACTGGAAGAAGAATTAAATATACCTAAAAACACGATTTATCAATGGAAAAATAGAACTCCTAGTATTAAAAGACTACAACTTGTAGCAGATTATTTTAATGTAACTACTGATTATTTACTCGGTAGAAACCAAGTTCCTGACTGGGCAACAAAAGATGAAGTAGTTGAACTTGATAAACTACTAGACTCAAATGTCAATATGTCTTATGGCGGAGAAACACTGACGCCTGAACAGGTCCAACGCGTAAAAGATATCCTTATTGGAACCTTCTGGGATATTGTGAAAGAAGACAAAGAAAAAGGCAAAAAGATGTGAGCTTATGGAGATGGATACGATTAATTTAGTCGAGGAGTTGAAGCGGAAATACCAGTCCGCTAATCCTTTTTATATTTGTGAAAAGATGGGCATTAAAATTCAATACGTTCCTTTTATCGAAAATCCCAAAGGACAGTTTCAAGAAATTAGAGGTCGTGCAATAATCTTCTTAAATGATGAACTGCGAGACTCTGAGGAAAGATTCTACATTTGCGCTCACGAATTAGGTCACGCTATTTTTCATCGCGGCTTATCCAGTTACTATGTATCAACAAGAACATCTAGAAGCAAATCTGAAAGCGAAGCTAATTGCTTTGCTGCTAATCTCATTGTTTCTCTTTATAAAGAAGATAATGATCAATATCCTAAAAAAATCGATGAATTAAAGAATCTTTACGGACTTCCAGAAAGCGCTTATCGTTTTCTTATATAAAAAAGCCCGTGTTAGCACACATATTACAACGAGAAAGAGGAATTATAAAATGAAAAAAGTTAGCGTTATGTTGTTGTTAAGTACTGCTCTGCTACTTTCAGCTTGTTCAAATAATAAAAAAGCTGAATCAACAGATGCCACTTCTAACCAAGAAACAAAAGTAAGTAAAACAAAAGAAGCAACTGAAACCAGTTCCTCTACTAGCAAATCTACATCTAAGACAGATTCTAGTTCAACAGTTACAAGCTCCAACCAAGCTACGGCGGAACCTAGCCCAACAGTTATAAGCTCCAGTCAGGATACAATCCAAACCGCACCTCAAGAAGAAACATATGAACAGATGAAACAACGCACTTTACAGTCAACTCCAGCTGATCGTGCAAATTGGTCCAACAAAGAGTGGGAAGCTTTCGGCGTGGCCCTTTATGAAAATGGATTGACTACAGATGATGCTGGCAATATTATCAGTCAAGATCAGAAAGAACAACAAGCAGCATCTCAACAAAATCCAGAAGCCCAACAAACAAGCGCTCAGCAAGACGCTGACACTTTATCACTTACTGATTTTGTTAACAAATACGGAATGTCGCCTGTTGCATGGAAAGTACAGAATGGAATGTCTGAAGAAGAAGCATTGCGTACAACACAGCAAAAGACTTCCGGTGAAGTTCAATTAGGATTTTCTAAATACGGAATTCAATAATATATTTTTATGCCCTACTATTTTGCCTATAATCTCTAAAAAAGTTATAAAGAAAAAAGCCCGTGCGGGCATATGAATTAATAATTTTATTTCTAAATTCGTAAATAAAAATTATATTAAAAAGGAGAAAAAATGAAACCTATTAAAGTAATTGCTATACCTGATAAAACAAGAATAATTATAAACGTTGGTGATCAAAGCAACCTTGAGGAATACGGATATCCTTACGCTACAGTCGATGTTGATGATAAAATCATAATTTTTGAAAAAGGTAAAGATATAATCGATCCTGATACTAACGAAAGCTTGGGATCGTATGATCCAATTAAAGCAATCTTATCTATTACAGAAGTCAAAGAAAAATTTTCAATAGCGCAAATGAAAAAAAATGATTCTTTATCATTCGCTCAACTCATATCTCCTATGACAAAAAATAAGGAACCTATCTATGATGAACTACCTGTAAATGAAGAAGATATATCTAATATTGTTATACAATCTCCGGAAATAAGAATCGGAGATCTAGTGCGTTTTGATTTTGATGATGAATAGCTTGACTTTTTTATATTATTGCAGTATTATTGGTTCAACTGAAATCGTTGCCCTAGATGGCGACCGCGAAAAAGAACCTCTATTTCTGCAAAGAAAGGAGGTTCTTTTTGCATGCATCTACATTTTAAGTCTAATCATCCATTTAAAAGTTTTGAAGAACAACTTTCTATTTTAGAAGAAAGAGGACTTGCTATCGATGACTATAAATTAGCTTTAGACGCTATGGAATCCTTCTCTTACTATACTATAGTCAACGGCTATAAAGACCTTTTTTTAGATCCTAAATACCAAAATAGAGGAACTGAACGTTTTAAGAAAGGAACTACCTTTTCGATGCTCTACCAAGCTCATTGGATTGACTTATCAATGAGTAGTTTATTATTTAAATACACTCTTGCAGTAGAAAAAAAATTAAAAACACAAGTTTCATATTTGATAGGAGAAAAACTTTCTATTGAAGAATCACTATATCTGGACAAAAAGTTTTATGGACAAAATAAAGCAAATCGTGGAAAGCTTTTTCAATTAAAAGAAAAGATTAATGAAGCAAAGGAAAAAGATATTTCGGCTAAATATTATTGGGAAAAAGAACACAACGTACCTCCTTGGATTGCTGCTAAGGCAATAAGTTTCGGAAGCATTGTGACTTGGTACTCATTATTAACTGAATATCATAAAAATTGTATTATAGATGGTTTTAAATTTAATACTAAAGGATTGAAACAACAAGAAAGGTTAAGATTTTTCAACAATTCTATTAATCAAGTATACGATTACCGTAATTTAACGGCACATGGAAATAGGACTTTTTGTTTAAATCTGCAAACTAGCCAAAAAATATTACATCTCAAAACTGTCGGAAAAGATGTCTTAATTAAAGATAAACTAGGCACTCACAATAATGATTTGTTTTCAGTAGTATTCACTATTTTGTCATTACTCACTGACAATTATGTAGCTACAAATATGATTGTCGAATTAAAACAATTTTTCTCACAATATGATTCTCTTAACTTGGCTTTTTTAGATAAAGATATTTTTGGATTATTTAATTTTCCAAGAGACTTTGATGAACGCTTAGAGACAGCCTTTAAACAAAGATTCGAAAGTTAAAAAAACACGCCCCCTCCCTCGCCAAAGTTTGTGGACGTGGGATGTTAAACCTATAGTAGGCTTATTTACAGCTTATTAATCAAAGAAAAGAGGAGTAAAAAATGAAAAAAAGTGTCTCTTTTAGGTGTTTTGCCGAGTAGTTTCTTAATTGTTGGTTATTCACAAAAAGAAACTACAAAAGAATCATCGGATATTTCTAGCATTGAAATATCCACTAATACAAAAGAAACAAAACAAAGCGCTACTGATTCTAAGTCAATAACAAGTTCCTCTGAATCGAACTGGAATTTCTTTAGATCAGTTATTTCAATTAAATGGTATGGACCCAAATAATTTCTTAATGCACCCAGGAGATCGTTTTAGAGTTAAATAAATAGTAGAAAGAAGGAAAAGAATATGCCAAGTTACGTTGTATTGCAAGTTGTATTAAAAGAAAAATTTATAGGAAAAGGGTCGCAAAACCTATCAGAACTTGAAAACACTATAAATAGACAGTGTTCTAAAGGTTATCGATTACACACTATTTCCACTACAAACGGTGGTAGTAAAGGTTTCGGTGGTGGCGATAGAATCCAAGCTACTTTAGTTTTCGAAAGTCTGTAAAATAAAAAAACACGCCCCACCGACCAAAGCGAGCGTGTTTAACAAAAACACTAAAGAATTTTAATATTTTTTTGCAATTCAGTTGATTTATTAAATAAAACCCTATAGAATGAAATTAAGAGATAAGTGTTGGAATCTCTACGGGGACCAACGCGAAAACCTTCATTCTATATGGATGGAGGTTTTTTTGTTGAAAAATTTCGAAAATTTGCATAAGCAATTAACAATACTGAACAACCGAGGAGTTATTATTCCAAATTACCAAAGAGCTAAACAATATCTACTTACAAACAATTATTACAACATAATTAATGGATATAGTAAATATTTTATGAGCAATCAAAATAATTATTTGCCAGGTACTACTTTTGACGAAATAACTCATTTATATTATTTTGACAAAGAGATTAAGCACGCTCTTTTCCGCGCAATTACTGAGGCAGAAAACCATATCAAAAGCATTTTATCATATCGTTTTGCAGAGGTTTATAATAATAAGCCATATGCATACCTTGATATTAATTGTTATGATAATTCAAAAACTTTAGAGTTAGGATGGTTAATTTCAAGGTTAACGAAAATCATTAATTCCAATAAGAAGAGTAAAGAAAATAATTCTATAAAGCATTATGTAAAAAAATATAATGACGTACCTATATGGGTTCTTATAGATTACCTTGATTTTGGAGAAATGAATACCTTAATTAAAAATTTACCAGTTTTTTTACAAAACAACATAGCAAAAAATATCTGCAGTTTCGTATCAGAAAATATTCATATGACAGCCCCTTTTACGCCGGAAATAATGATATCTTTTACAGAAAATACCAGACAAATACGTAATATTTGTGCCCATAATAACAGATTATTAGATTCTAAATGTAAATCCGATATTAAATATTATCGAGATTTACATTCTATATATGGAATTTCCAAAAATTCCCAAAGAAACAATACTTACAACGTCTTTCTTTGTCTGCAGTGCTTTCTCAGTAAAATTCAATACGCTCAATTGCACAATACTATCAGAAAAAGAATTTCGACTTTGGATAACAGGCTAAATACTATCGATATTAATACTATTTTAAAAAGTTTAGGTTTCCCAAACGATTGGCATATAAATACACCAACTCTAAAACAAAACTAAAAAAACACGCCCCACCGACCAAAGCTAGCGTGTTCTAAGAAAAAACAAACCTACACAATAGGCTTATTCACGTGTCTATTGTATCAGAGAAAGAGAGTTGATTCAATTGGCGAAATTTGAACAATATAAGAAAAAGAACGGGGATAAAGCGTGGAAGTTCCAAGCTTATTTAGGAATCAATCCAGAAACAGGAAAGCCTGTTAAAACTACTCGACGAAATTTTAAAACTCAACGTGAAGCAAAATTAGCGCTCGCAAGATTGCAAAGTGAATACGAGGATAATTTATTAACAAAAGAAAAGCCAAAAACTTATAGAGACGTATATGATTTATGGATGACTGAATACAAAAGAACAGTACGAGGATCTACATTATTAAAAACAGAAAGAATTTTTAAAAATCATGTATTAGAAGAACTCGGCGACATATATATTTCTGAAATCACGCCTATCAAAATTCAAAAATTAATGGATAAATGGGCAAATAAATATGATACAGCTCCTAAAATGATGAATTACACAGGACTAGTTTTTAAATATGCCGTTCGATTTGGTATAATAGAGTCCAATCCTACAGATGCCATACGCAAACCGAAAAGAAGGAAAAAAGCAACTGTTGAAGAACCATTCTACGATAAAAAACAATTGAAATTGTTTCTTGATGAACTATATAATCAGCCAAACCTAAAGATCCAAGCTTTTTTTAGATTACTAGCTATGACTGGTATGCGAAAACAAGAAGCAGGTGCTCTTGAATGGAGAGATATAGATTTCAAGGCTAAAACAGTCAATATCTATAAAGCCGTTACTAGAACAGCAAATGGACTAGAAATTGACACCACTAAAACGGTTGGATCGAGCAGGATTATTTCAATTGATCAAAGCACTTTAGACAAGTTATCTGAATGGAAAGAAGTAGCACTCCCCCCATCTGATGATTGGTTGATTTTCGGTCAAACTAATGCTAAAAATCCACACGATATAATGAGCCTTGATACATCACGAAAATGGCTTTTAAACATCCAAGATCAAATGGATAAAATACAAAAGAAAAAACTACCTAGAATTACCGTACATGGTTTCAGACATACTCAAGCAAGCTTGTTGATCGAAATGGGAGCATCACTTAAAGAAGTACAGTTTCGTTTAGGACATGAAGATATTCAAACTACCATGAACACGTACGCCCATGTATCAAAACTTGCTAAAGAACAATTAGCAGATAAGTTCAATAAATTTATAGATTTCTAG